CCTAAATCAATACCGATTGCTATTTGATCTTTAGACATATAAATATTAATTCACATATAATTTTAAGTAAATGTAAAAATATAAATAGTAAATAAAATTATAAAATTATAAAATTTTGATATATTTATTAAAAATCCAAATAATAGGAACAAAAACCAAATAATAGGAACAAAAATCCAAATAATAGAAACAAAAATCCAAATAATAGAAACAAAAATCCAAATAATAGAAACAAAAATCCAATAATAGCAAATAATAGGAAATAATAGGAACAAAAACAAAAAGCAATAACCGATAATGGAAATGGAAATGACTAATATATTTAAAATAAATAAATTTTTAAATATATTACCAATAGATTATAAAATATATATTTTTGAAAAAAATAAAGCTAAAGCTAAAGCTAAAGCTAAAGCTAAAGCTAAAGCTAAAGCTAAAGCTAAAATATCTAATTTTATTATTTATATTTCAAAAAATAGACAAAACTTAATAAAAAATAAATTAGATACATCAAAAATAGTAGGATATATAAATTGTGTAGCTATGTTTTCGGAGGAAATAAATTTAGATGATTTGAGTTTTACATTAGAATTAATAAAAGATGATTATGTCACATACGAATTTAATAATCAAAATATTCTAGATTTTTATCTTAAAAAAAATATTATATTAGGTTTAAACGAACAAAAAATATTAAATGATTTTAGATTGCGACTTATGCAAAAAGAATTATTAATTAAATTTATAAATATTACTAAAAAATTTAGGGACAAGGGAATAGGACATTTTCTAATGATTTTAGCTGCTACTTATGCATTTGAAAAATATAAAATTTATAAAATAATATTAGATGATGTATCTAATAATACCAGAACAGATAATAATCTTTATATAAAATTGGGATTACAATATATTAATAAAAAACCGGAACCTGAAATGGAAGGTTATTTACAACCTATACTAGATAAATGGACATCATTTATAATAAAATACACATTTGAGAAAAAAAAGTTCAAACCATTTTTTACACTTTCACACTTTTGAAATTAGCCCAGAATCAAATAGAAACAACATAAATTTATATGATTATAAAATTATAATAAATATGTTATTTGTAATTTAATATTTTTTGTAATTTAACATTCTTTATATATTATATATTTTAGTATATTTTTTTATCAGTATATACTTATAAAAAAAAATATATATAATTATTAAATGCATAGACGTATAGCACTTGATATAAGCAATTTAAAAAAAATATGTAATACGGTAGAAGTAAATAATAATGTAATTAAATTTCAATTAAAAGGACCAAAGGATTCATATTATGAAGATGGAATATGGAACATAAGAATAGAATTATCGAAGGAATATCCATATAAATCACCTTCTGTTGGATTTTTAACAAAAATTTATCATCCAAATATTGATTATAATTCTGGATCAATATGCCTCAATGTTTTAAATCAAACTTGGACACCTATTTATAATTTATCACATATATTTAGTACTTTTTTACCCCAATTACTATTATATCCTAATGCGGATGATCCATTAAATCAGGAAGCGGCTTTAATTTTTAAAACAAATTTAGATGTTTTTAAAGATAATATAAATGAAAATATTTCAATTTATTGTAAATAAATAAATTTGATTTGATTTTGTTTTATTTTTATTCATAATAAAAATGCCAGGTTTTAAGATATTTAAGAAAAATAATGATAATTCATTTCGAAAATTGGATAAATCCGATTGGTCAGTTGAAGAAAAAAATAAATCAAAAAGAGATTCTTCACCTGTTAAATTTAGAAATATGGGAATATCTGAAAAGTCCAGAGATATGGGTTCGCCTGTTAAATTTAGAAATATGGGAATATCTGAAAAGTCCAGAGATATGGGTTCACCTGTTAAATTTAGAAATATGGGAACAGCTGAAAAGTCCAGAGATATGGGTTCACCTGTTAAATTTAGAAATATGGGAACAGCTGAAAAGTCCAGAGATATGGGTTCTCCTGTTAAATTTAGAAATATGGGAACAGTTGAAAAAATAAAAAATAAAAAACAATCTATTAATAATGGTACTGTCTATATTGATACAAAAAAAGTTAATAAAAGTTTATCAAATTATAATAATGTTAAAAAGGAAATTATTAATTTAAATGATTCATGGTATAGTAATGATGAAATAGCAAATTTAAAAAATGATGATACAAATACTAAAAATACTACAAATACTAAAATTGAAAATAATAACAAGGAATATGATTGGGAATATGATTATGATTATGATAATAGTATAGAGATATCTTGTAAACAGGAACCATTATGTAACAAATTTGTAAAAAAAAACCCTAAAATTATAAAAAATATAGATATAGATATACTGCATAAAAAACTTTTAAAAAGTAAAATAGATCCTTCATTGTATGCGGAAATTAAAAAAGAATTTTCTATAAAAAAGGAATTTTCTATAAAAAAATATACAATTAATGAATTCATTAATATGATTCAATATGATGAAAGTCAAAAAAGAAAATATACAAAAAAATTGAGACAAATTAATTTGTTAATTAATGCCAAAAACTCAGGAAAAGTTTTATCAAATCAACAAAAATCAAAAATAGAATCATTATCTATAGTTAATATTATATTGAAAAATTATAGTTATTATGAAAATAATAATGTTTAAATTAAACTATAATATTAAACAACACTTATTTTTCAATTTATATTTTTTATTTTTTTCTTCATTATCTATTGGTATAGATTCTCTTTTTTCATAATTAGTTTTTTCATCAATAGTTGTCCATATTTCCAAATGACATCCCCAGTCTGAATATTTATATATAGAATAACCATTATCTCCCCAATTTAATCCCCAACTATTTCTTATTATAAATCCATATGAATTATAACCTACAACTGTAACAGCATGACCACCCCGATTAGGTCCATTTTTTATCCAAAATTCTTTTCCATAATTAAAAACTGGAAAAGCAATCAAACATGGACCATTTTCAAATAAATTTTTTTTTAAATTAATAATTGTAGTTATTTTAGCATATCCTTTAATTAAATGACATTTAGCTTCTTCATATGCATTTTTAGATATATTATTTTTATGCTCTATTAAGCCATATGGATATCTATTTTCGGAACATATTCCTATATTTTTCATTAATTTCATTACATCTCTACCATACATACCATAATCATTATCGGTATTATTATCATATTTATTTGATCTACAATTGTAAAAAAACTGAGGTGATAAATATTCATTTAATCCATAATCTTTTTTTTCTTGCCATTCTTTTACACAAGATACTGATTGTGCATAACATGTTCCCTGTTTTCCTTGATTTCGAATTGGATTAAGTTCTTTCCGATAATCTAATATATCTGGAATATAATTATCATTATTTCCAATATAAATATAATCTCTTAAATCATCAGGTGATTTATTAACATTGCATATATAATTCATTTAATATTAGTAAATATTATAATAATTAAATTTATTTTAAATTTTAAACAAAAATATCAAATTTATTATTATTAAAAATATTATTTTCTAAATATCATTATAATGATGATAAAAGAAAAAAATCAAATACCATTAATAAAAAAAAATACAAATGATACAAATGATACAAATGATACAAAAAATAGATATTTTTATACTGAACTTAAAAAGGGATTGAAAAAAAATAGATATTTTTATTCAGTTTTAGAAAAAGATTTAAAAACAAAAAATTACAATAGATGGATGTATAGTTATTTTAAAAAATAAACAATTCATAAATTACAAATTATACAGTAGAAGTACACCAATTTGGTATATAAGTTTTATCTAAATAAATATAAATTGGTTAAAAATATTTAAATATTAATATTTAAATATTAATCCAATTACATATATTAAATAATATGTCAAATATAAATACCGAAATTGTTAGTAAAAGAAAAGAATATTTATCATGGAATCAATATTTTATGGAATTAGCTATATTGAGTTCTAAAAGATCTAAAGACCCAAATTCACAAGTAGGTGCGTGTATAGTTAATAACGATAATAAAATTTTAGGAATAGGATATAATGGACTTCCTAAAGGTATGAATGATGATATGTTTAATTGGTCTAGAACCAATGATTATCTAGATTCTAAATATCCATTTGTTTGTCATGCTGAAATGAATGCTATTTTGAATAGTAATCATATTCTTAATTTAAAAAATACAACCATATATACAACACTTTATCCATGTAATGAATGTACTAAATTAATTATTCAAAGTGGTATTAAAAAAGTTATATATTTAGAACATAAATATCCACAAATAAATTGTTTTAAAGCTTCTGAGAAAATGCTTGGAATAAAAATATTAAAATTTTCTTTATAGATGAATTATAATATTTATATATTATATATAGAATGAATAATATTGTAAATCACACTATAGGGCAAAAACACCCTCCTGGAACTATGGTAAGATATAAAAATGGTGCTATTGCAGAAGTTCAAGCGAATGGCCAATTTAAAATTAGACGTGGTGCTACTGACCTATCAGGTTTAAACGGTGGACCTAGAAAAGAAATTACACGAAAAAAAGCATTAAAAGCATTTAACAATTATTATAATAATAAAGTTTATAAGACAAATGCATCCAGGAAATCTGCTAAAACTAGAGATATGTGTAGCGATAATCATCCTCTTAGAACTACAACCACATTTTCAAAATCACCATATCGTTATGATTATCCCGGATTAGATGATGGTACAGATCCAAATTGCAAACGTGTTATTCACAAAAGAATTGCTACTAGGCAACAACGTGAAATATTAGCTCGAGGTAGAGATAAACGAAAGAAAAATAGACATCCATTGCGCGAAAATCGTCCCACAAATGAAAAAAATTTAGACACATTGTATGATTCTGATTATTATTTAGACAAATTATATGATTATGATTTTTATGAGTTTCATACATTGCAAAATTTAAATACAAAACCGGATTTTTTAAAAACATTAGAAGAATTTGTAACTTATGGTATTAAAACAAATAAAGTAAAACAAACTTTAAAATCCGTTTTAGAATTGGCATTTCACTCAATTGACGACGAAGATGAGCCTCGTAGTAGTTTTATTTTAAAAGAACCTGTGTTTGGTATATTAGAACCTTTATTTATAAAACATGGTCCAGTAAAATTAGAAATAGTTTTAGAAGCATGTGGAAGATACAAATATATTGCTGATAATAATGGGCTTTCAATAGAAGAAATTGTATTGGCAGATTCCGAGTTTTTTAAAACATTTAATTTAATAATACTTTTATCTAAAATATATGGTCGCCCTATTATTAGCTTCGGCAATTCCATTAGGGATAAACAAATTAAAAAAGTTGTAGAATCCGGTATATTATCCAGAATAAATAGTTATAACTATAATACCAAATTGGATGGAAGATATAAAAATAAAATTGATCTGAATAAAATGAAATATGGTCAAACTCAATACCAGTGCAGACAACATACTCCAAATTCTATATCTATTCCTAAAAATAAAAAAAAAAGAAAACAAGCTAACCAAAAAAGGAAAAAATTAGATCGGGAGGCAGAATTAAAATGTAAAACACAATCTCAATGTGAATGGGTACCAAGAAATAAAAAAAATAAACCCAGATGTGAAAATAAAGTATAAGTAAAAATTAATATTTAATAATTAATAGTTATTATTAAATATTATTAAAAAATTAAAAAGCCCAAATTAGTATCTTTTTGAAACATATTGGTCGAATTTATTGTGCGTTATTTATTTTTTGATATTTGTGCGTAATTTACCCCAATTTTTTAATGCACGTGTGTGTCTTTTTTTAGTCATACTTGTACCTTCCCTACATACATTTTTTACTGTAAGTTTACATGGTGCCGTACAATCAACTGGTTTTCTTCCTTTACATTTTTTATGCCCAGGCATCCATTTATTTGAAAGTATCTTATTAATTGGTTTTCTGATTTTTTTCCCAGCATATGTTTTTTTCCCAGCTTGTGATTTTAAATCTTTTATTCCATTTACATGAGCTTTATAGACATTTAGTATATCTTCTTCTTCTGTTTCTTCATCATCCTCATCCTCATTTTCATCCACAGTCCATTTTGATTCTTCCGCAATTTTTATTGTTGTTATTTCTTCCGCTGCTTTTTGTGTTGTAGGTTTTTTCCCAGCTGTAGGTTTTTTCCCAGCTGTAGGTTTTTTCCCAGTTGTAGGTTTTTTCCCAGCTGTAGGTTTTTTCCCAGCTGTAGGTTTTTTCCCAGCTGTAGTTTTTTTACT